TTGAAAAATTTCATAATTTATAATAATTTAAGTTGTAATTCTTATTTTTTGGTAGTTGTTTTAAGTCATACAATTTCTTAAAGTAATTGAGGGCTTGCGTTGTGCTATCTACAAAGTCATCATTAGTATCGAATGGAAAATTCACTAATTCAGAGACTATTTCAGGCTTTATACCAACAGGAAACACGACATCCCCGTTTTCAAACAAACTTGCAACGGAATGCAAACGAGCAATTTTGTCACCTATTGGATTTACCGCTTTGACTGGAATATGGAGTTCTTTTAAACTTTGAATTAACGGTTCACCGCTGGCTTTCTTTTCAATCAAAACTACATCAGGCTTATATTTATTATACAGTCTTTCTGCATTTCGTAACAAATCAGGGAAATTGATTTTCTCTCGAAATACATCAATTAAGTAATGTTTATCAGCTTTTCTCCAAGTCGTGCATACGGAATAGTCATTCTGGGCTTTACTGTCAAATGCAGTATCCCAAGATTGTATTGTAGTTCCTGCGGGCACGTCATCAGAATACTTTAACCAATCGTAATGTATAATTTGATTTTCTGTTATGATTGGCGACTGTTGATAGAGTGCAGCAAACCAATACGTTCCAATTTGTTTCTTTATGTCAAGTAAAGTTGATATTGGATAGCGTTCTGGCCACAATGCTTCACCTTTATCATTTATAGCAGGGAAATTAACTATATCCCAATCACCTGTTTTCAGTAATCTACCCGTCAAGTCATCATTATGCCAACGTGTTTGGATTACTATTATAGTAGCATCTGGTTCTAACCGTGTGAAAGCAGTAGAGTTAAACCAATTGTATGTTTTTTCTCTATAAAGCGGACTTAAAGCCTCATCAGCATTTTTAATCGGGTCATCTATAATCATTAAGTCAGCACCTTTGCCTGTTATATCTCCACCTACGCCTGTAGCGTGCATCACTCCGCCCTCGCTTGTTTCCCAATGGTCTTGTCTGTCTATTGTCAAATCATTACGAAACGCCGTATAGACTTGCTTTGCTTTTATAGACCAAGTAGTTGCAAATGCCGAAGCATAAGAAATCAAAACTACTTGCGAACTTGGAAAATTAAGTAAATACCAAGCGGGTAGATATTTACTTATGTATTCACTTTTGCCGTGTCGTGGTGGGAATGTTATTAGCAATCTATGCTTGTTATTGGATTGTAGAATAGTTAAAACCTCTTTCTCTAATGCTTGGATATGAGGCGGAGTAGTATATTTGCCTTTCGTATAGATTTTAGCAAGATTGCTCGGTATGTTAGCTATCTGTTTCAATGTAAGTTAAATTATCAGTTAATTTTGGAATAGTAAGATTGCTAAAATCATTCTTTATGTTTAAAGTCGGTTCACGCTCAACGTAGCCCCTGTTTTTGCCCTTTGTTTTGAGATAAAATATAGTTGCAGCGGTATCACCGTCTTTAATTAGATTGAGTAATTTACTCTCAACAAAGTCCAATGTTAAATCTTTAACCCCTTCACATTGTTTAGCAAATTCGGTATCCCTCGCTATTTCATTATAATAGGTTTCACGGGATATACCCACTTGTTTGCAAGCAATTGATATGATGCCTAATGAATTTTCTAATTTATTTAAGAATAATTCTTTCTTTTCTTTAGTGAATTTACGTGGAGCACTCATAATTTACATAATTTACAGTTTAAAAATAATTTATAGAAATTAAAGTCGTGTTTCATCTATCTTGTATATTAAATCACCATTATCATCTTTTCCTGCGGGTTTGAGCACTCCTTCAAACAATTTATATGGACTTTGACCGCTTTGTGGATTGTTCCACAACCAATGCATATATTCTGCGAACGTCATATTGGAGAATTTAGAACGGTTCAATACGCTCCCTGAATTGAAGCCTATTGCTTTGCCGTAATTAAAATGCGAATAAGTAGCGTTGATTTCATTTTCTATCATACTGTAATATACGTAGCCGTTATTGTGTTTTGCTAATTGCAGAGCATTACTCCAATTTGCTTTTGAAAAGTTCCAGCTATCAGGCAATCCGCAACAATTTGCTCCATCGCATCTTTCTTTAAAGTGAGCATCAGAGACATAAAATCGCATCCCGAGTTCTTTGCATAATTTCTGCATATTATCAATATATGGACGCTTTAAATTTCTATTGAGACGCATATACCCGCTTTTGTTAATTGAATACTTTTTATAGAATTCCCATAAATCAAAGCCAGCTAATTCGCTGAATATTGGCAAATATTTATCTCTCAATATGCGGGAACGGGTTTCTAAACAGAAAAATTCCGTAGATAATGCTGTCGCACCAGCTTTTGCTGCCTGCGTAATTAAGTCTAAATAAGTACCGTCTGATATACCCATGATGAATGGTCTCAATCTCAAAGTCGCACCGCCAGCGTTCAATTCTGCGAACCTTTTGATACCGTCAATACGTTCCAACGGTGGTGGCACTCCCCTTTCTATTACACGGGCTTTATCTTCATCGAGTGTAATTATACTGAATTTAACATTCCAATTCTTTTGATTTCTGAATAAATCAGTGTATCGGGCATCTTTCAACCACCACGTTGCTTTCGTAGAAAAAGTAATTGGATAATCCAATTCTTTAAATATTTTTAGCAATTCCAATGTTTTGCCATATTTCTTTTCATAGCCATCAAATTGATCAGACAATCCACCCCATTGCAATGTTCTGCGTGCTTTTATATATGGTGAGAATTGTGTTTGTCTTTTTAAACTGAACATATCTTTGATGTAATCAGGATTGACCCACCGCACTTCTTTATTCAAATATTTATCTTTACCAACGCCTATACCACGCCAATACATTGAAAAACAGTAAATGCAACCAAATGCACAATTGGAATATGTGTCAAATGTCATTGGATTGCTGCAATCTGCTAATTCTGAAGACCAACGAGGAGAACTATAATATTTTTGCGACATTCTTCACTCTATTTAATATATAATTTGCAACTTCTTCAACAGTTAAATTGGAGGTATCCAAGATGAACGCAGGCACCCCTATTGCACGGTATTTTGGAATTAACTTCTTTAAATTACGCTGGACTTTATGTAAATTATTCTTATTCAAATCATTGCCCGACCGTTGTATTAATCTATCTTGTATTGCAGATTCACTGGCATATAAGACAACGTAGATACCCATATCACCTGCGAATACTATCCTCATAACGTTATTGCCAAAAGTGTTCAAGTAGTACCCTTCAATAAATACTATATCCCTTTCATTAAAAGCAGACTTCACAATGTCCGCATAATCGGAGGTTTTTAAGCCTTTTAAACTATCCACCCCGCCATAAGCACTTTTATAATTTCCCACGAATGCATAATGTTCTGTTATGACGTATTGCGGATATTCTTGTATGATGCCACCATCTTTTTGTATTATGCAATTCACCGCTGAACTTTTGCCTACACCGAATGCACCTGTTATTACAACTGTATATTTCATAGCAATAAATCCAATAAATATGAATACTTACTATGTTTTAAATTATCTATCATTCTTGCTTTGTAAAATCCATCCCAACGTGTCCCCTTTTCTATTTTTGCAACGCCACACAATACAGTTTCCAACCCGAATGAATTTATGCCCGTGCTTTTCATCAATATCGGCTGAACTTCATTTAATTGTATGTATGAATTATTTGCAATTATTTGTGCCCCTTTTGTGTATAATTCGTTTTTTTCGTATTTGAATATCAAATTATCCACCCACAATGGTCGCAATGCCTGAATGTAAATTTCGAGAAATAAAAATGTAGCATAACGTGCGAAATAATACCAAGTTCTGACGAAGTCGTGTGCATCCTGATAATTATCTATTGCTTGCAGAGTTTCGTATTTATCCCTTGTTAAATTTGCCATTAATTGCTCATATCTATCCAAATAAGCAACCCATCGTCTGTCCGTTCGGAATTTCAATAGTCTTTTGTCAATGGAACGGTTGAAGAATATATCCAATGCAGACGGTATATTGTATGTAATAGATTGAAAGTAGCATAATTCAAACCGCTGATAATTTGTGAAGTTGAAGTAATCGGATATTAACCCTATCATCTCTTCTTCACAGCAGG